GAGTGAAAACAGGTGAGTTCAAAGGGTTCTCCGTTGAGGGAGTTTTTGACTTTCCTGAAGACAAAGATGAACAATTACTTGAAGCGGTCAAAGACCTTTTGAGCAAGTGGAATGGAAAATAAAATTGCAACACGAAAACACAAACTCTAATTTTATACAAATGAACGCAAAAGAAACATTGAAAGAACTCCGAGCAATGCTTGGATTCTCCGAAGAAGAAACCAAAGTTGAGATGGCAACTGCCACCTTGACTGATGGAAGTGTAATTGAGTGGGAGGGCGAATTGGCGGTAGGTACTGCCGTTTTCGTTCAAACTGCTGAAGGCAACATCCCAGCACCTGATGCAACACACGAGGTTGAAGGTGGTATGTTGGTAACAACTGAAGGTGGATTCGTTACTGAAATCGTTGAACCTGAAGTTGAAATTGAAATTGAAGCCGAAGAATTCGCAACCGTTAGTGCATTTAACGATGTTGTTTCCAAATTGGAAAGTGCAATCGCTGAATTGTCTGCAAAGGTTGAGTCATTGACTGCATCAAATGTGAAGCACAAAGAAGCTATGAGCAAAGCCATTGACCTTATTGAAAAGGTTGCTGATTTGCCAAGCGAAGAACCATTGAAAGCACCTGTTTCTACCAAAAAGAACGATCGCTTTGAAGCACTTAAAAAATACAAAAACGCAATAAACAAATAAAACTATGTCATTTTCAGTAGGAACACTCGCAAACTACACCAATGAGCAGTCAACTGACTTGTTGGTAAAAGCCCTTTTTGGCAGCAAAACTGCAACCTTGTTGCAATCTTCTAACCAAGTTCAAGTTGGTGTAAAATCTGCATCTGCTTTGAACATCCTTGCTTCAACCGTTTTCTTCCAAGCCGATGGTTGTGGTTACAACCCAAGTGGTACAACTGCTTTCACTCAGCGTAACATCACCGTAGGTGCAGTAAAAGTTGAAGAAACTCTTTGCCCTAAGACATTGGAAGCAAAGTGGATGCAAACACAAATTATGCCCGGTTCACCAACAATGGTTCCTTTCGAAGAGCAAATCGGTGCTGAGAAAGCAGCCGTTATTGCACAAACTTTGGAAGTTGCAATGTGGCAAGGTGACACCACAAGTGGTAACCCTAACTTGAATCGCTTTGACGGATTCAACAAAATCATTGCTGCTGCTTCTCCAGTATTGGCTAACGCTGCACCAACCACCTTTACTTCAATCACCGCTGCAAACATTGATGACATCTTAGATCAGGTTTACGCTAACATTCCTGCTGCCGTTGCTGAAAAGAGTGACTTGGTTTGCTTCTTGGGAGTTGATGCTTACAAGTTGATGTTGGTTAACTTGAAGAACGCTAACTTGTTCCATTACGTTGCTGATGCTGCAACTTCTATGGAAATGGTTTACCCCGGTACTAATATGAAGTTGATTGCCGTTGGCGGTTTGAACGGAACTAACAAGATTGTTGCTGGTTCTTTGAGTAACTTCTTTATGGGAACTGACTTGATTGACGAGCAAGAAGAAGTGAAGATGTGGTACTCACAGGACAACGATGAAGTTCGTGTTCGCTTCACTTTCAAAGCCGGTGTTCAGGTTGCTTTCCCCGGAGAGATTGTTTACTTCACCTTGTAATTTTTCATAACTGATGGCTTGTTTACTCACTCAAGGATTCACTCTTGACTGCAAAGATGCGGTTGGGGGTATTAAATCAATTCACCTGATTAGTTGGGTTGATTCAAAGTTTACCGTTGCAAGTGGTGAAGTAACTGCCACAACCGTTGCAAGTGGAGATGTTTATGATTACGAGTTGCCCAAAGGCACAGGATCAATGATTGCCACAACCAACGTATCAGTTGAAAACGGAACATCGTTTGTTCAAACTGATGTTGCTTTCAAACTTCGCAGATTGTCAACCACCAAGCGTAACGAAATGAAGCTTCTTGCTCAAGGTCGTTGCTATTGCATCGTTAAAAACAATAATGATGAGTATTGGTTGGTTGGTAAGGAGTACGGTTGTGATGTGACTGCAATGGTCGCTAACACCGGAACTGCAATGGGAGATTCCAACGGTTATGAAGTTACACTTTCTGCGATTGAAGCAGAAGCACCTTACAAGTTGCAAAGTTCAGTTGTTACCGCTTTGGGTATCTAATTGATTCTTGTTTCATAGGAGAAAAGGGGAGGGCATTTGCTCTCCCTTTTTTGTTACATTAAAATCCCTTCGCTATTTTGTTTTGATGTTGGTAATTAATAAAGGACAAACAAAGTATTGGTATCTCACATTGACTGAAAAGGCAAGTGCTGCATCCTATGTGTTTACCTTTACCCATCGCCAAACTGAAACCGTTGTCACAAGAACATTGACCGATGTATCAGCTCATACAGAGAGATACAATCAATTTCAATTCATTGAAGGTACTACCGCAACCCTATTGGAAGGGGAACACGAATATAGTGTATCTACAAGCGGAGGAATCTTGTGTGAGACAGGTTTGCTTAAAGTTCAAAAGTCATTCACCGAGAATGAATATACTCCAAGTTTAACAGAAAAAATTTATACAATATGAGCAGTTCAACAGACATCATTGCCGGAGGTGCAGCATTTATTCGCTACGGAACAGGCACACAAACATTGAGAAACCATAACGCTTTGGTTGTTCAAGAAGATACCGTCTTCACTTCATTCTCCGTAGACGGAACAAATGTTCTTTCAGCAAGAGGAATGAGTGGTGTTACTTTCAAGCAAGGTGCATACTTGCCAGCGGGTAACTCTTCAACGATCACCGGCTTTGTAATTTCTTCAGGCAGCGTAATCGGTTACTAAATGAGAATGGGCATTGGATTGGGCATTGGAATCAATCGTTCCAACTATGCCCAAGGGATTTTCTCGGCTTATCAGAGCCGAGTAGTTGCCGATGGTGGAGTAACTGAGGCGGGTGCTTGCGTGGATGCGGTTAGTGGGTTGCTACAAACTGCATCTTTGTTATTGATTCCATCGGGCTACAAGTCGGGCAAAGCATATGCCGAAATTCCCACAAACGGAAACGGGGATTTAACTTGGACACGGGCATCCACGGCAGTAAGGACAAATAGTTCGGGCTTGTTGGAGTCAATGGGTTCGGGTGTCCCCCGTCTTAGTTATATGTACGGCAGTTGTCCTGCGTTGTTGTTAGAGCCGCAGAGGACGAATAGTATTCGGAATAGTACAATGGTGGGGGCAGTTACGGGAAGCCCTGGAACATTGCCTACAAATTATGGGGAAGTTTTACAAGGATTAAGTCGTGAAATTGTAGGCATAGGCACTGAAAATGGATTGTCATATATTGATTTTAAAATTAGCGGAACGGCAACGGGAACGATTGCAAGTTTGCGTTATGAAGGTGGAACAAATATCGCTGCATCAAATGGGCAAAATTGGAGTCAATCCGTTTATTTAAAAGTCATATCGGGAACGGTCAATGCGGTAAGAAGTGCAATTATTGAGCGTACATCAGTTGGCTCTTATGTAGACGAAAGGGTTTCTTCTGACTTTTCATTAAGCACAACATTAAATAGATATACATATACTGCAACTCTATCGGGAGGCGTAACAACTGCATATATACAACCGAGTTTGTATTTTACATTGACAATAGGGCAATCTTACAATTTTACCATCCGCATCGCACAACCACAATGCGAATTGGGCTCTTATGCTACTACGCCAATCCCAACAACCACCGCATCAGCCACCCGTATTGCGGATTCATTCTCACGCAATAACATCTACACCAATGGTTTGATTACATCAAGTGGGGGTACTTGGTTTGTGGAGTTGAGGGGGAATTTGAGTTTGACGAGGGATGCGTTTAGCAACGGATTGAGAATTTCCGATAGCAGTAGCACCGTCAACAATGGATTTGAAATAAGAAATGGCGCAACTATCCCGTTAATCATAACTAAAAGAATTGCGGGTGCAAGTACAACATTGATAGGAACGGTTACAAGTAGAACAAAACTTGCTATCAAATGGAATGGCTCAACTTGTGATGTCTTTCTTAATGGTGTGAAAGAAGTTGCAGGCAGTTCATTCACTACGACAAATATGGAATTTTTAATAGGGGGTGCAGAGGATGTCCCCAAATTCATACAAGCAATGGCACTCTATCCCACACCGCTATCGGACACCGATTGCACAACCATCACCACCTTATGACCATAGACGATTATATGGATGAAATAATCAATTTCGGTTACAATATTCAAGGATATAACAATAATAAAATGACCTTCGCAAAATATCAATTCACCAACCAAGCCGAATGGCTAACATACCAAGCCCAAATCAGCACAACGGTTGAGGGTTCGGTAACTTACACCGATTGTGCAGTACACGAAATAGGGCAAATCTGTTTAGCAACAGACAACGAAGGTAACTGCACCGACCTATCCCCACTCTATGCCGTTGACATCCTTTGGAATGGCGAGCCGTTGGAATCATTCAGCACAAAAGAGGTGTTCCCAAATCCTATAGGCGTTCATACTTTCAGTGGGTGTGAAGATTTATACACTAAACGCTATTGTGAATTCAACCCAAATTCCGTATATTGTAATATAACTGAATGATGGCTTACTTATACCGACATATTAGAATAGATAAAAATTTACCATTTTATGTTGGTATTGGAAGCGATGATAAATTTGGGAGAGCACACGATAAGCATCGCAGAAATAAAAAATGGTTTAACATTGTGGCTAAAACTGACTACAAAGTTCAAATTGTTTTAATGGATATTTCATTGGATGAAGCAAAAGAAAAAGAAATTGAATTCATTAAATTATACGGCAGAAGCGATAAGGGTGAGGGGACATTGTGCAATTTAACTGATGGTGGTGAAGGAAATCCAGGTCGCATAGTGACGGATGAATGGAGAAAGAATAAAAGTATTGAACAAAAAGGAAGATTGAAATCCGAAGAATTCAAACAAAAAAGGCGGGAATATATGACGGGCAAACAGATGCCTTTGGAAACCATTGAAAAAATTCGGCAATGGTTAATTGTAAACCATCCAATGCGTGGTAAAAAAATGACAGAGGAAGCCCGTAAAAATATATCAATAGGTCACAAAGGAATCGCAAGTGGTGAAAAAAATCCTAATTGGGGGAAATATGGAAGCGATAGCCATAGAGCAAAACAAGTTATGTGTACCGAAACAAATAAAATTTGGGGCTCTGCAAAAGAAGCATCAAAAGAATTGGGAATCCCGTACACCACGCTAATTAATCGCTTAAATGGTCAAAAGAAAAACAATACTACTTTAATTTATACATTAAATGAATGCCAATAAAAAATTATCCGCTTCTCCCTTGCCCATCGGGTTTGACCAATTTCGTAAAAACCCTGTTGCTGCCGTGGCTTTTTGTATGTTGCTGGCTGTTAGTTATTTGTATATGGACTTGCGTGCGAACAATCAAACGCAGATTGATGAGTGCCGTAAAGAGATGGCAGTACTTAGAGCAGAGCAGAAACAAGCGTACAGGGCATTAAAGACGGCTGATAGTGCGTTGTCAGCAGCCATAACCGAATTGAGAATCATTAATTCAATGAAGAAGTTATGAGGTTGCTTGTGATTTTTGCTTTGGCTTTTGTTGGTGGATACCTGTTTACAGAATCTTGGGCAACCGAGCAACCACCTACCAATGAGATGGAACAACTTCTCAAGAAGATTCAGCAAAATACCCAAGCGGTTGGACAAGCAACTCAAGCAGCTCACGAGGTAAGTGAGAAAATGGTTGAGGAAAAGGTTGAGGAGAAAGCCGAACTCGTTGAAAAAGTAGTTGTCGCTGAAAAGATGGTTGAAAAGATGGAGGAGAAAATTGAAGTGTATGCCGTTAAAATGATTGGCAACGGTATTGATACTTCGGTAGAAGAGATAACCTATAAGGGAGTCGCATATGAAGCGTGGCTGAACTATATTGAAGAAGGAGGAAAAGAGGATTTCGGTTATTTTAGATTATACCTATGGCAGCAAAAGTAAACATTACATCATTCAAGGAGAAGCCCAAAAACAAATTGGGCAGACATACCAAGCACAAGAACAAGCATAAGAGTTCCAAACCATATAATAAACAAGGAAGATGATGAATATTGATTTTAACGAAATATTTACATACCACAATGGCAAATTGTATTGGAAGAAAAAAATATCCGATAAATGCGTAATTGGGAAAGAAGCCGGATATCATAATAAAAAAACAAATAGGCACTTTGTTTCGTGTTATGGTAAACCATTTTCAAGAAGTCGAGTAGTGTATGCAATGTTTAATGGGTTTACAGAAAAGAAAATTGACCACATAAATCGCATATCATCAGATGATAGAATTGAGAATTTAAGACCAGTTACCATCAGAGAAAATGGCATCAATAGAGGTGTGGTAATTAACAATCAAAGGGATTTACCTGCTTGTGTTTATTATGATTCAACAAATAAAAAGAATCATTACTATGTACGAGCAAGGGTTAATGGTAGAAAGAGAATAATTGGGTGGGCAAAAACACCAGAGTTAGCCGAATCGTTATACAAATCATATTTTAATATAAGTATTTAATCAAAGGACAAGGGAAATGATAGAACAAATCAAAACTGCAATGAAAGCCAAAGGTTACGCATTCTTTGAGAATGGTGACTACAACTTGAACATCATCGGAATCCGTACTGCTGGCAACAAGGTGACCAATGTCTTTGATGACTTTTTAACTTTGAGTTACAAGGTTGATGGTGTTTGGAAGTTCCACAAATGGATGGCAACAACTGATCCCGGCACGAAGGGAGTAAAAGAATTTCACAATGCACAGGGTGTTGCTCGTTTAGTTCCCGGACAATACAAAGGTTCTCACGCTATTGGACTGCATCAAGGCAAATACGAAGCGTTAAAACAAGCCAAACCTGTTAAAGTTTATCGTGATGCCAACCGAGATATGACCTACGATGAGAAATTAATCACCGAAGGCATCTACGGAATTAACATCCACAAAGCCGGTGCAGATTCCACCTATGTTGAGAATTGGAGTGAGGGTTGTCAAGTGTTCAAAAAGTCCGCAGATTTCGATGAGTTTATGAAGATAGTCAAGAAGGCATCCACCTTGCACGGAAATTCATTCACTTATACACTTTTATTATCTACTGACATATGAAGAAATTTTTAGAAATTTTCACAGGTGACAAAGGAGAGATGTCATCAAAGAGATTCGTTGGCATCATCGGTGCTTTTGTTCTGTTTGGGACAATGGCTCATAATTCTTTGTCAACTACTGATATCGCACCTTCTCCTGAATTGGTGACTGCGGTTGAATTCATCGTGATTGCTTGTCTTGGATTTACATCCATTGATAAGTTCTCAAACAAAAAGGATTGATTGCTATTTGTAGGTGATGATATTCCAAAGATTAAATTTTCACGATAACAAACTGCCTGTTTTCAAGGAGAACAAAGCAAAAGGATTCGTGACATTTGGTGCAGACAATCTCTATCCTGACTTTTTAATAGAGTTATTCAATAAATCACCTAAGCACAATGCCATCGTTTCTGCAAAAGCTTCTTATGTTGCTGGTATTGGTACTGATGTTTTCGGACAAAACACCACTGACATCGCCAAAGCCCAAGCCAAACTCAAGCAAATTAACGCATACGAGTCATACGAAGAACTCAAAGGTAAGATTGCATATGATGCTGAGTTATTCAATGGTTTTGCCGTTGAGGTGATTTGGAACAAAGCAAAAACTGCACCTTCGGAATATTATCACATCCCATTCAAAGACATCCGCAAAGGTCTTGAAGGTGATTTCGTTTATTGCGAGGATTGGTCAAATCCCAAAGCAGAGAAGATTCACTATCAACCTTACAACCCTATCACAAGGGAATCAAAACAATTATACTACTGCCAATTCTATCGCCCCGGACAAGGTGAATATCCCTTGCCTGATTACGTTGGTGCGTTAAAGTACATTGAGGTTGATACCGAGATTTCCAATTACTATTTGAATAGCATCAAGAATGGATTCACGGCACAAACTCACATCCAGCTCTTCAAGGGCATCCCGCTTCCTGAAGAAGCGAGGGCAACCGCAAGAAGATTCAAGGAGAATTATCAAGGGACTGACAATGCCGGTGGGTTAATTATTCAATACAACGATCCTACTGAAAAGGAATCTGTCATCAGCAACCTTCAACCTTCGGACTTTGACAAGCAATTTGACTTGTTAAATAAGACCGTACAACAAGAGATCTTTGTTGCCCATAAGGTCAACTCTCCAATGTTGTTTGGTGTTCGTGTAGAAGGTCAGTTAGGCGGTAGAACGGAACTGATTGAAGCGTACGAGATGTTTCATCACGCATACATTGAACCACGCCAACAAAAGATTGATGATGCTTTTTCATACTTGTTAGAACCAATCGCAGATGTTCGCTTGGAAACCATTAACAAGCCACCAATCGGGTTGGATTATCAGTCATTGTTCACCGCTGGCGTTATCACAAACGAGGAAGCAAGAAAAGAACTTGGATTGCCATTGATTACAGAAGTGAAACAAAGC